TGCAAGTCTATTTCTTTCCTCCATTCCTGAAGATCTGAGTTCCCTTAATCCCAAAAACGCTGGCTACTACAAGAATCCAGAGATTTGTGAACCATTTTGGCAGATTTGAAAAGTACTCAAAAAAGACATCTATCTTCTCCATAGCCGCCGGATCCTCTGTCCACACCGACCAGGCGAGCACAATTATCGGGAGCGTAAGTATCGCCAAAACGATTTCGTCCTTGTAGTCGTTTTGCCGAGCTTCTAAAAGTTTGCCCTGGTAAGTTTCCTCACCTCGGGCCATTTTTTCTGCATGCATCAATTGTGCATCAGACATAGCCATCTTAGTTCGTTGTCTGTTGGAATAAATTTTAGCTCCAGCTTGTAGAGCGATTCTTGCTAGACCAAACCAAGCCATATTAGAACCAAGTAGCTGTTTTATTCTTACTCGCTAGCATTCTTCTAGTGCCTGCAACCTTAACTTTTAGGCCTTTGTCTATTTTCTGTCCAGGCGTAAAATCATTAGTTACAATCTCAGCTCTAGGATCTTGTCCTACTTTACCTAGATCAGCTTTGTATTTTTTTCCGCCTTCAGGAACTCCTACTGGTGTTTTTGTCATATTTTTCTCCTATTGGTTTGTATCCTATCTTCTAGGACCTTTCAAGGTTTTAACATCCTTACGTTTCATTCTGTCCGAATATACTTTGACCTCATTAGACATTTGTTGTTTAGCAAGGGAAGTATCCGCTCTAAGCTCAGCGAGCTCCTCATTCTGTTCAAGTTTTTCATCAAACTGTTGCTGACCCATTAATTGTTTAGATTTGTCTAAATTAAGTTTTTCCTGACCTTCTTCTCGTTTTCTTTGGTCGTCCATTGCTCTCAAATCAAGTTCTCTTGCTTTTAATTTAGCAATTGGATCGTTTCCAAACTGACCCATGATTTTACTTTCTTCATCTTTAAATTCTTGCATCATTTCAGCAATTAAACCTGCTTTTCTAGCTTCAACTTTCATAGAAACCTGCATAATTTGTTGCTGGAACTGTGGATTCTGCTGCATAGCCGGATTTTGCTGTGCCATTTGTTGCATTTGCTGTAATTGCATCATTTCTTCTCTAAATTCCACTTCAACTTGCTCTTGGGCCATCATAGAAATGTGTTCAAAACAGTTTTTTTCCAAAGCACCCATAATCATCGGGTTATTTCGAGCTAAATTCGAAGCAATAAAATTTAAATGCGAAGTAATGTGCGCTTGATGGTTTTGACCCTTAAAAGCTTGGAAAGGTTTACTGCTTAAAGCCATAATATTCTCTACCGCTGGGTCTAAAGGTGTAGGCTGTGGTGGAGGAGGTAAAATTTTATCGATTTCTTTTACACCGATCGCACTGTACATCGCATAAAACGCTTCGTATAAATTATGAAGTTGTGGATTAGCCATGGCTAATTGTAATTCTGTTTGCGCCATTGAAATTCTTTGAGATTGAGAAAAAATATTCGGATCCGCTACTGGAACAATATCTACTTTGTCATCAAAGTCAGTTACTTTAACGTTTCGTTGTGCTCCGACCACATCGTAGGGATATTCCGGAGGTAAATAAGTTTTAAAAACGCCAGCCAGCAAATTAAATTCTTGCTTAAGCCCCACAAACAATCGTTTGTGAATCGCTGACATGACCCTTGAACCACGTTCTAAGAGAGCAATGGTCGTACCAACAGCGGCCTGCTGGTTGCCGTCTCCGACCTGCATATCAGCGATGGCGGCAAATCTTTGTCCTGCTTGGACAACAATTCCCATCAAAGACAGTAAAGTCTGTGATGGTTCTTTGAAAGGTAGAGTCATAAAAGCATCCTTGATGTTTCCACCAGGTGCATCGACATCTCTAAATTCGCCGGGCTGTATTGCTTGGGCCTCGTCTCTTACACGTATTCCTCTTTGTTTAAAACCTGCAGGAAGATTGCTTAACGTTCCTGCATCTAATAATTGGCGCAGAGCAGTAGTTGCTGTTCTTGATAAACCGCCAATCATATGAATTAAACCAAAACCGTAAAAACCCATTCCAGGTAAAAATCTGAAATGAACAAAATATTGTATTTTGAGTTTCATTGGATCTTCTTGTTTATAGTTTCGTCTGATCGATAAAACTTCTCGTGATCCTTCTTCAAGTGTCACGATATAAGGAAGCTTGATCCCTGTCGGTTCTCCATCTTGTCCCATGTCTTCAAATCCCTCAATGTCTAAATTCACATGGCATTCCAGAATGGTAAAGATATCTTCGTCCCTTGTTTTTTTAACACCTTCAAGAGATCTTTCTTTTTTCTCGACTTCGGTTTCCTGATCGTAGCCAGGTTTCAATTCGATATCTCGATAGAAACCTGCAACTTGTTTTTTTCTTAAGTCATTTTCTGACATTTTGATAACGTGAATAACCGCCTCCGCATCGGCTAATGAGGTAGCCGTATACGGGACAATTAAATCATCCGCTTGCACAAATTTAGAAACCGCTCGTCCTAAAAGTTCATCGTAATAAACTTTTTTAAAAGCGGATCCTGCTAACGGTAGATAAAAGAGCATTTGATCGAACTCGGGTTCGTACTCTTTCATCACATCCATGAGCTGATAGTTCATGAAATTTTTAACCCGATTAGACTGTTCTTCTTTTTGTCTGCTCGGTCTTCCTAGAATCTGAGTCCGTACTGGACCCATCGAGGGAAGGAGTTCTTTATAAGCTTGCGCTTGAAACTGGGTGACCGCTTCTGCGAGCACGGGGTGCGTTGCACCACTGGCTCCTTGAAACGGCTGCGTTGGATTCACATACTTGAAACCCAATAGGTCTAAACCTTTGATATAAGTATCTTCCCAGTCCTTACGGGAAGTCTTGTATTGCATGTAATTTTCATTTAAATCGGAACCAAGCCGGCCCAAAATATCATCGGGCAATAACTCAGCGATATTTTCAAAATGATTTTGAGTGACCTGTTGTTCGGCCATCGGATCGAAATTAATTTCCGCTCCGCCTTCTTCATCCATAATAACTTCAGCACCATCAGGGGTTACTTCCGATAGTTTATCTTCTTCCGTTACAACGATGTCTTCTTTAGGTAATACGACTTCTTGGTCTACATTCGGTAGAGCCTTGTCGATATTGTCTTTGTCTGCCATTGATATTCTCCGATTTTAACACAGTTTTAACTTGTTTTAAAGGTACATTCAACCCTTGTGGACACGGTCCTCTTAAAGGAGGAATCGTTAAAGTCAATCGTTTAATCTTCGTCATTGATCGATCTATTTTTCCACTTGTCATAGCCCCAGATTCCTGCACTCACTGCCAGTCCCGGTAAGCCAAATCGTCTTGTAAACATGGATAGTGTTCTTGGACTAAATCCTAATCTTATTGCATTTGCCAATCGAGGGCTGCCCTTCATTCCTCGGGTTGCCAAGTCAGCTCCTGTACTTGCGAATGCAGGTCCCAACCAATTCGTAGGATCGGTTGCAATGTCGCCATAATCAGTTCCACCTGCTCTTTGAGCTGCAATATGAACGGGTAAGGTTGCTGCTACCGCGAGGGGAGAAAAAGTTCCCCCTAATACTTTCATAAGAGGCCCTAAACCGGCACGCGGTATGCCCATTCCCGCTCTTGTTTTTGCTATCCCTTCTACTGTTTTGGTAAAGGGTCGTCTTCTAGCCTTCATCAGGGCCGCTGAACCAGGAACCGCGGTTGCAGCTCCTGCAGCAATACCTGGATACTGCCATTTTAAAATTTCTTCATCAACTTTTGGAGTTTCTCCTTCAATGGTTGCAAGAAGCATTCCTTTCATCTGACTCTCATCAGTTAAATATGTTGTTGGATCATCAATTCTGAATTGTTTCACTAACGGTTCTATACCTGCACCTACTGCAGCAAGTGCTGCATAGGGCGCAGCTTTCACTCCGCCTCTACCCAACATACCTAAAAATGAACGTGCAGCTGCGGGTGTTTTTTTAAGAGCTTCAGAAAAAGCAGCAGGACTTTCACTACCAACCGCTGCTAAACATCCGCTCTGACATCCAATTCTTTTTTCAATAATTTTTGTCCATTTAGGGTTCTCTTTTGTCCATTGATCAATGTATTGCGTCAAAACTTCGGGTTTCCAACTTTTAAGAGCATTCAGTTCTCCTATTGCTGCTGCTTTATTTAATCCAGAAGTTTTCCAAGTTTCGGGTTTAATATTTTTTATATTTTCTTTAAGAGTGTCATGTAAACCTACATTCCCTTTTAATTGTTCAAGTACGTTTGCTTTTCTAAAATCTGCTGGTAATCCTTTGATTTTAGAAATACCCTCCGCACCTACGGTGAACGAAGGAGCTCCTTTTCCAAATAACACTTGATTAATTTCATTAAGGGCTCGTAAACCTTTAACGTCTTTGTTTACGTGTAACGTATTAAGACGTTGGTCTAATTTTCTTTTCCACATATTAATATCGCCAGCAATTGGATTAACTCTGAGAGCCTGATTAAGATTTTTTGATTTATCTAGAGCAGCTAAACTAATGGGGTGGTCCATTTGTATAAAAGCTTCGCCTCTTGATCCTACCTCTCCTAATTTCTGGCCTACAAAATGTTTTAATTGAGTAAATCTTTTAAGCTTCTCACGAGCTAATTGTAACTCCTTTCCTTTTAATGTCTCAACCAGTTGACCCTGAAAACTTCGATGAATTGTATTCTTGAAAATGTTTTCTGAGTTTTTTAAGAAATTTTGTCGGTCCGCGAGTGAAGAGGCTTTAAATAAATCTCCATAACTTTTCTTGTCCAAAGTATTCCTAATAACTGCATTGTGGGCTCGACCAATTCTTGTTTTTAAATTTTTAAGAGTTAAAGGAACTCCTTGCTGTTTAAAACGCGCAGCAATGATGGGATTCTTCTTCAGCAGATCGATGATCGCATCCTGATTCTTTAAGTTACTAATATTTGGATTATATTTATATTTATCAAATATTTTTACGATTTCTGGAAAATCATTAGTCCCTTTTTGAGTGGCTGTTAATAAAGTAGATCTAAACATGGCTTCTTTTGCTAGCTCAGCGCCCACTACCGATTGGGTATAGGACTTTAGTTTAGAAATTTGACTGGTATTAAGATTAAGGTCCTTGTTGATGGCTTCAAACACTTTTGCAGTTTGTGCGCCCCCTCGTTGTCCATAATATAAAGGTTCTCCTTTTAACCATTGTCTAAAATCTCTAGTAAGTTGTTGGGCTCCTTTATCTAATTTATTGGATAAATTTACAAAGTTCTTAATCGTGGGATTCTTTTTCCAGTCTTGAATAAATTTAAGAAACTGTCTCCAGTTCCCTTCTGCTTTAATGCTGGGAAGATTATATTGTTTTTTTCCTACCGTCATAGGGGTCATGGTAATCTTTTCTTCAGGATATTTTCTTCGAAAAGACGCTAATGATGCACTAATTGTTTCTGGCATTATACCTCCAAGATCCTTGCGAGACCGCCATGTCTAAGTCCTAATTTTCTTATAACTTCTAAAACTTCAACCCAGTCTTTACCTCTAATCAACTCCACATCAATGCCGTACCTGTCAGCAATGATTTGATGATTGATTTTTGAGGCAGGAATATTTACTTTTGGAACCACGCTAGGTGTCCAGCCTTGAAAGGGTTTGTTCTTATCTAATCCGGTTAATCGGTTATAACGCTCGGGCCCTGTTTCCTGGAGCCTGCTCTTTTGGAGATCATCCCCCATGTTTTTAAGAAACTTTTCATTTCTAGCTTTACTAAGATCCCAAGTCCGGCCTTGGGCGTCAGGAATTTTTCCTTCCATGACCAACCGGTCAATTTCAGAAAAGTCCTTGTCCTTTAAAGGTCGGCCGAAGAATTTATGGGTTTCTTTTGAAAATCTTCTCAGGCCCTCGATCCCTGGAGCAATCGGTGTAACCGTTGCCATCGGTAATGGGGGTGGATCTATAATTTTCGCTATGCCGCTTAGATTATGTCCTAAAATTTCGGTTTGAATACTATTGAGTTTGCCATCTTTCGCCCAGCCCACTGCATCGTCGATCGCTGCGAACAACGTTTCCGGTTTCCCTAGGTTCGCTGTCGTTGCGTTCTCGAGTCCGGCTAAACGCTCCTGGAACAAGGGATTCTTCGTAGGGCCTTTTCCTAAAAAACTGATATTGGATCGGGAAATCGCTTTAGCAGGATTGGCTCCAATTCTGGTTGCCAAATCCATTATTAACTCTAATGTAAATCTTCTAGCCATAATAATTTAAATTTGTTCTCTCAATTTTCGTATCCTTATAATCTTCAGGGTGCGTTATGAAATAACCTTTTCTTAAACGCATAATTGCCTGAGTCATCGAGTCCACATAGTCGTCATGATCACCATGCGGGAATGCTGCGCATTCCTCAATAACCTCTTGGGCAAACGTTTTATGTTTCGGCGCCCACACTCTTCCCATCTCAAAAAGATGAGCAATCGAATTCATTCTTACATGCTTATCATTTCCTTTTGACGGTGTATAGTCCTGAACTGGAATATCAATTTGTCGAAGCTCGTGGATCAGAGGGATCCCTGAAGCCTTAGCCTCGATCAAGACGATATCCGGGTTCCAGTCTAAGTACTCTTGGTGAGCTAAACGTCTGAGTTCTGGAAATTCATATCGACCTCTAAAGGCGTCGAGTAAAATTGCATTTTGACCTTTTCCTTCTACCGTGAAAACACCCCAAGTCGTAATGGCTGAATAGTCAGCGGTTTCTTTCTTCATGAAAGCGGTGTCGTAGGACTGAATAATAAAATCACATTTGGGTGGATTGTCATGTTTCCAATCTTTCCACCATTCTCGTTTGATAATGGCCCCTTCTTCAGCGGTTGGAGTTTGCATGTATTGAGCATTCCATTTTCCAATACTAATAGAAGCCTTCACTCCATCTAATTCATCTTTATTCCAATACTCAGGCCAAACCGGTTTATCGTTAGGTAGAATAGCGGGAAATTCGACAACATCCCATTGATCACCTTTAACATCTCCCTGAGCCTTGATCAGTTGACCCGTAAGATCGTTTGTTGACCAACGGGTCATAACTAAAACGATCCGGCCACCGGGCTGTAAACGTTGACGGGGTCCGGAGGTATACCACTCATAGGCTTTTTCAAAAGAGTCCCTGCTTAATAAATCCTTTTCTTTATGTGGATCATCAATGATTAATAAGTCAGCACCTCTTCCAGTCATGGCACCTCCTACCCCTACCGCAAAGTACTCACCTCCTTGCGCTGTTTCCCAGCGACCCGCTGCCTTCGAGTCTTCTTGCAGCGAAGTCTCAAAAATTTCTTGATATTCATGGGAATCGATAACGTGTTTGGCTTTTCTTCCAAAACGTACTGCCAATTCCGCTGTGTGGGTTGCTTGAATGATTTTTAATTTTGGATTCTTTCCAATCATCCAAGCGGGTAGGTAATTAGAAGCAAATTCTGACTTCGTATGCCTAGGTGGCATGTTTACAATCAATCGCTTACTTTCGCCACGAGCGATCTTATTAAATTTTTCAGAAATTATTTTGTGATGATGACCCCCTATAAACTCAGGCCAGATGTAGTGGATAAATTCTAAAAAATCTCCTGTGACCTTCTTTTTGAGTTTTAGTTGATCCGCCTTTAAATAAGCCTTTAAATACTCCTTTTGCTCATCTAACGGTAATTTTTTTATAAAATTTATGTCGTCAGTTATCGGAATCATCGTTTTTAAAAGTATTACCATGAGAGTCTGAATTAAGCAATAAAGGGTAAAGTTGGGACCCCTTTTTTTCTGTTTAAGGGGGAGGGGGTGGGCCCGCCGAGGTAGGTGGGCCCGCCCTCTGGTACCTCTATAGGTTTCCCTCCCCCCTCCCGAGCCCGGGAGTCTGGGA